TGTAATCATCATCTTTCATGCTGTCCATGAAGTTTATACAATCCCTTAAGTTTTTATCCTGTAGTTTCATCCAGTCATTAGGTGCTGTGTTGCTGCTTAATGCTAATTGGTTAGAGTACATGGTAACAAAAGAGTCAGCAATTTGCTGAGGTGTTCTATTTAAAGCAAAGGCAATTTCTAGAGTATCAAAGTAAGCTTTTCTATTCAAGTTAAACACCTTCTCAGGTGGTGCAATTATATACTTAAAACCATTAGCTATAAATTGCGACGGGATCTTTCCATCTTTAACTAAAGTTTTTGGTTTATTTAAAACATTGAACTTTTCGAAAACTTGTTCAAATGTTTCATTTAAAGGGTCTTTATTCTTTTTTGCCATTGTATAATATATTTATGCGATTAATTTATTTCTTTAGCAATTGAACAACAGCCATTGTAGCCATTGGAGCAAGTACAATATACGGAATATCCAGCACACTACAAAAGTTGTAATTACAGATATAGTAAATACAAATAACAAGTATACTAACCCTAGCAGCAAAACACATAGAACAACCCGTCCACTTTTCAAAACTAACGGGATAATAAGCCTTTATCTTGTCGAAGATCGCTCTATCAGGTGTCAGTACATCTACCCAGCACCAGCCAAATATAGCAGAACATAAAACTATTTTTATAAATATTTCCGTTGTCATATTTTATTTATTAAAGCAATCAATTGACGGTAGAATAGGGAAAACTCCACCTTTATTTAAGCATTGGTGCAATTCAAACTGAACATCTATTGCGTAATAATCAAAAGGATATAAGTAGTATTGCATATTTTCAGGATAAGTGTAATTTCCAAAAATGCTTTTTGGACTTTTTTTAACCATTCCTTTGGGTTGAATAATCAACAGATTAGTGTCATATGTTCCACCAATTATATTAAACTTTTTTGTAATTATCTTTTCTATGGGTGGTAATGTCAATATAGCATCGCTACAATTATCAATCCCTAACTTATTTAAGTTTAACCAGACTACCAGTCTAGCTGTTCCTAACATTTTTTTAATGTAAAAGTTATTAGCCTTAGTATAGCCTGAGTTTTGCATTGGTGTAATTTCTTCCCAATACACAACACTTTTTTTGCTATCGTCTGGGACTAAGTTTTGATAAATGCCCGTATTATTACAATCAGATGCAGAAACATTACATGCAACAGGGTATCTTTTTTGTGTACCTGAATCAGTTCCGTTTGGTTGCAAGACACTTATAGTCTTTACTATGCTAGCGTATCTATCGACAAAACTAAGTGCTTCTAGTTCTTGGCTTAGATTAGTGTCTATTAAGTATTTTAATTTCATTACCCTAAGTATTTATTTATTAGTTTATTTACCCTTTCTTCGTGAGCCTCAATGACTAGGCGCTGCTCTTCATCACTTATTGCTATGATATTCCCATGCCTAGGCTCTTGATAACTTAGCTTATTGCTCGCCATTTCTGTCTGACCACCTATGCTAACCGAAGTTGTAAATGATGTATTTTTAACTTTATTCACTCCTGTATTCCTCCACATGTTTCCACTAAAAGTGAAATCAATACCATCCGTTTCCAAGTTATTAGCTTCTCGTAAATCCTTATAGGATTGGAACCACTCGCCATCTCTTACCCTTTGTTCTGCACCATCACTCAAAGACTTACCGTACAGCATCCATTGAGGCACTACAGCCTCGGAATATTGACCAAAATCAGAACCATCGGCATCTTGTTTGTCTGTTTGGACACGTAACCTGACTAAAGCTATTGTATCATTAGCAATGACAATACTTTCTTGTTCTCTAGTGTCAATTAAATCTCTAGAAATATTTTTTAATGCGTTTATGAAGTTTAACAAATTAGCCATAGCAACACCCTGTTGTTATAAATTCTTCTGTATAATAAATAATTTGTTGTGCACCATCTTGAACTATAATTTCACCTACCCAACGACCCGACGGTGCAGGGGTAGCCATTATGAAATTATCACTAGTCTGAAAACGATACCTTTGTAACCCATTAACCAAGCCAGACCAAACCAAAGACACCCCCCCAACTGGAACAGGAAAAACAACACCCGTAAAATTATTACAACCTCTTGTTTCTAAATACCTAAAAGATAACAATGTATTATACTCTAGCTCAATTTGAAAGGTTGGGGTTCTATTTGCTGGAACTCTCCACAATCCTTGTGTACTATTAAATCCATTGCTTGCATTGCTAAAAATATGATCTTTATTACTGTAAACTAACAACCCTGTCCCTTGCTGTCTAGGAGTAGCCCCATTTAATGCAAATATATTACTCATTGTATTGTATATTTAAGGTTATTATTTTACTGCTAAGATTGTAATTAGCAGTTTTTAAATAGCCTTTATTAAAGTTTTTCCCTTCAAACCTACTGTATGGATCAAAAAAGTAAAAACTACATAATTTTTTATCTATTTCTACTAGTTTTTTTATAGGTCTATTTTCAAAAAAAGAAGTATTATTAAAGTTTAACAACCCACTCCCAAAAGGTCTATAGTAAGGGAAAAACTTATCATGTAAAACCCCCATGCTTTGCGGCATATTTGGTGCATAATTCCCCGTAATCTTTCCAACCTCCGACAAAGGGTCATCTATTTTTAATGAGTCCTTTGTAATCATAACATATCCGTCTTTAGGGTACGATTCTGGATTCTCTATTATACTTTCAACTTCGCTGTAAAATTTATCAACATTATATGTTTTTACATTTTTTGCCACCTCATTATCATACTCTATTGGAACACCTGTAAAATCTATAGCACTATCTTCGCTTGGAAATTCTTCTGAACGTGGTATATCTGTATTATCATGACTATATTTACGTATTTTTTGATCTTGGGTTACGTTTATTACATTTTGACTAAAAACGTTTTTATAGTTTTCTATGATTAAGCGTTTAGTTCTTTCGTCGGGTCTCCAAAAACAATTCAATTTGCCGCTAATATAACCCTCTAAAATATCACGCAATCGTACATCTTCCCTTTGTGCTGGTTCGGTTGCGGCTGGGTCTTTTATGTCGCCAATTGCATGTATTTGAATGTCCTGTGTGGTGCTTGGCGTTTCACCGTTAACGGGGTTTATGATCTGTGTTAAGAACTGGCTTTGCACATCTAATTCGGGGACATCTTGATTTAAACCATAATTAATCACGTCAACCAATAAACGTCCATTATTTAAAGATTGCTCTTCTTGTCTTAAAACGTTAAAGTCAATCCACAAGCTAACCGATACAAAAGGATTTGAAATAGTACCCATATTATACCAGTCTTCATTTGCTGCCGTAACAGGGGGAACTGGAGGTATTAACGGAGGAATTGCGGTCGTATCTGCAAATGAAGAATTATTAATAACAGGACTGATAAATACATCAGGCTTTCGAACCCAAGTAGAAGTACTTTTGCTTTCGGTTTGGTCAATATAAAGCTCCCATCTATCACCTTTCGGTTTTTGTGGCTTACTACCGACTGAATAAGTGGTTTGTCTTTCTCTTGCGTAAACTAAGAAACCGACAAAGGGACTTACTCCACCTGGGGAGGCTTCAATATACGACCCAAACAAGGGTTCATCAGGTGGTGCAGTGGTCGCCTGAACTCTTATTAAATACTCATAAGAACCCGTACTTTCGTACTGAGAACTAACTATGTTAGGCGTTAGTAACATATTGAAAGTTTTATCGTAATTATCAACTAAGCGACGATATAAACTATCTGTACTTATTTCACATTCTATTATTTTATCATCCTCATTGTCCGTACACGCTCGATTTGTAAATTTCCCTTTATAAATCTGATATACTCCTGTATCATTTTGCTCTGTTATTTTAAATTCTATCTTTTGACCGTCGGAATGCTTACGTATAAACTTATAGGCAGCACCTTTGTACATTGGGCTACCATTTAGCAAATACTCATAGTAGTAAGCTCCCGCATCTGTTGTCAGATTAATATCAATAGACAATTCCCCTATGTTTACAGGGGTGTACTCTTGGTTATTTAGATAAAACTTAAACATGCTATTGATTTATTGTGAACTTTAAAGAAACATTTAGAGGTGAAAAGAAATACCTGCTTTCCATAAGTAAAACACCTTGTTTTGTAGAAAGAAATAAAAACATACCTTTCTTGAATTCCACATGATACCCTAATTCAGCAAATACAATATGTTTTTCTTTTTGGACAGCTCTATAATTCACCGAGTAACCAATGCCAGCCATAAGGAAGTTGTTCCCTCCACGCACACCAAATTCTAAAAGTTCACCAGCTTTAGCGTAAACATCAAAGTTTCTATTTCCAACAGTCACTTCAAAAGACGGCGTATAAGTGCTTTGAACTCCTTTTAATTGCGCATCAGCACTAAAACATAAAGATGGAGAATAGGACACCCCAATAGTTAGGAATAACTTATCTTTATATTCTACGTTATTTTGATCCTGAGAAAAAGATAAAAATGATTGAGCAATAAAAATAAGCGTAATTAAAGTTTTCATTTGTCGTATTTAGATTTTTTTATATTTAGATTAACTCGTTTTGCTAATTCGTAACTTATCCAGTCGTAGTCGTGTCTACAATTGTAACCTCCTGCATCTATCAATACATTGCCACCTTCTATTTTACCCTGCCACTCCAATGTGTTCCATTCCTCTATGGTTTCACGATTAAAAACCTTTCCACTTCTTGATAAACAAAACTCTCTCGTGGTCTTTATTTTTCCCCCTGCATAAATAGCATAATTTAAATTTAGACTTTTACTAAAAGCTTCATCTAAAGTTCGAGAGTAATTTTGAAATGAATCATAACCACCATTTTTATAATGGAAAGATTGCACAATTCCGAACTTGTCTTCTTTACCTTTTATTTGTTCAGTAATTAAAGTATTTAAATCGCTAACTTTACTGTTGCTTGATATAGCGGTTCTGATTGTGTTTTGAATACTTCTTACTATATCGTTATTATCGAATAAACTGTCTAAAAAACCAGTAGTTGACAGATTGCCTTTATTTAAAACATTCTTATTCTTTGCGGCGGTGTTGCCCAGTTCATTAAAATAAGGTGTCGTTCTCGATTCTAAGCCTTTAAATTGCTTGTTGTAGTACTCGTATAAGTTAAGATTTATTACATCCCTAACAAAACGTTTTAAAGCAGCTACTTTATTTATCTTTTTTAGATTAGTTGAGGAATTAACTATACTGCCGTTTTTAATATCCAAACTAGGAATAAGAACTTTAGTTACATAAGCGTTTAAACGCCTTTGCAAAGTTGCTGCCTTAGATATTAGACCTTTTTCAGAAGAATCTACAAAGGTACTTCTTTTTCGTGCTATTTTATTAAGATCGTTTAAGTTTGCCATACTTTTATTCTTCAGTATCTAAATCCAATAAAGACATACTACTAATGCTATTGCTTTTTACTGCTTCATCTGCGAATAATTGAGCTTCTGCATTAATCAAAGCCTTTTTAGCTGCCCAATCGCCCAATAAGAACTGATCCTTTTTGGTGGATATAATACGTTCAGTAATTTCTTTAAAATTCAATACTAAAGCTCGCTGTATGTCAGAATAAGGAAGATCTAAAATAACTTGTGAGCGTAATTCTTTATCTAGACCACCGAACGGCAAAAACTTACGCATTTCGTTATAAATGGTCATAGATGGTGAATCAGTTCTGTTTTGCTTTACAAATAACCTTTCGTTTAATTTTTCAATTATCTCAGGGCTGGCTCCTGCGTCTTTAGCAGCTTTTAACATTGCTAGAATTTCGCTTTCGGTCTCCAAATTGTATTCATTAGGATAAAGCAGTTCCGCCTCTAAGTCGTCAACTCCAATAACTTTAGCTTGGTAATTGATCGTAAACAAAAACAACTTTCTAGGACTCTTAGAAAATTCGTGTAACGCATCTTGTGCCGTGTCGTAATGATTTATAACCTCCGTTGCAGTTGTTGCTACATTGGATTTTTGAGAAATATCAACACCAAAAACAGCTTCGCATATTTTTGGTGTCTTTTCTTCTACAATCGTCTTTTGGATTTCTAGGATTTTAGTAGGAACTTCTACATAATGCACCAAGTCAGACGGTTTAATAACCATTTCTGATTCATCTTTACTTGGGATGTTAATTAAGATAATATCCTGTGTAGTTGTAGAAACCTTCCTACCTGTTCCATGACATGAAGGACATTCTCCCCCGCTTGGTTGTAAGGTTCCATGTACACAACGAGAATGTGAATCGTCTTGATAGTCACACGCTGTGTAGTACTGTATTTTTTGTAAAAAAGTATGTAGTTTTAATGTCAAATCATACTCACTACCAATATTAATTAACTGTTTAAACTCTTCGCTGGCTGCATCCCAATAAGAAACATAAGTTCTACCTTGCGTTTGTTCGTCTAGGTTGTAACCCACCCTAGAAACTGCTATTGTGCCTGCTTGGTTAGAATAGTCAACAACGATGTACTTTTCACCTTTCAATTGAATTGGGCTAAAAGATTCCTCGTCACCTTGCTTAAACTCTGCATAATAATCGGAATTTTGGTCTAATTCAAGATCGTAAGCAATTGCCATTTGCAAACCACCAGCATCAAAATAATAATATAAATTAATAACCTTTGTTGCTTTATCTTTATTCTTGCCTTTCAAATAAGATACGGGTTCTTCTTTTTCAGTAATGCAATAATCTACAACACCTTTCTTTATCTCAAAATCTAAAACCTCCCTAGACGCAAATATAACAGGTTCAAAGCTTATTTTCTCTTCTATAGTTGTGTCTTTACACCAGTAAAAAGCATTAGGGTCGATCCCATTGTAATATAAAGCTGTTTGTTCAGACCAATGCACTAAGCTTTCACCATCTTTCCCATAAACATCCCTATAATCATTAATTTCGGTTACATCTCCATCATCAGGTCTTTTTACTTCAAACTTCAATTTATCCGCACGAAATACACGCCTATAATAGCCTCGTATTTTCCCGTATGGGGACTTTGTGCGGTTTTGGGTTATTTCTACACGCTGCACTTTTTGCTCTACAGATTCCCTAGGTTTATAGTTCACTACTAGCTCCCCTTGACCAACTCCAGTAGCAACCTGCTCGTAAAAAGTTGCAAGCTCTACGGTTCTGTTGTAATCTATGTGTTTATACCCTGCTATCGCTCTAGCTAGTAACTCGTTCATTTTCACCGCTTTTTATAACTTGTATCAAATAGTGTTCTTGACATTGTTTTAAGTATTTCAACTCTTTATAACTCAAGTTATCCATTAACCCTTGCAATTTAATTGTTTTCGCCTCAGACAATAATCCTTTTTTGATCTTCTCTCCAATTACTTTAATGTCGTCTCTAACAGCCTTAGCAGGCAATACCTCTAACATGAAATATTTCATACCGTCATCTAGAGATAACAAAATAAAACCAAATAGAACGCCTGTAAAAAATACAATCGTAACCATAATTAAATCTATCATATTATTTTATTTTCTTCTTGCTTCGTGGAGTTAACGAGCTTTAATGCACCTGTATGTATATCTACTTCATACACAAAACCAAATCCAGCCGTAACCTGAGCCATTCTTTCTTTTGGGCGTAATGACTTTATTTCTAAGAAATCGGTAGTTTTTGACATAGTAATTGTTGTTTTATTTTTGATAAATTATTATCTTATTTTTGATAAAAACCCTATTGACTCAGGGTGACAAATTTCATACTGTAACGCATCTAAATGATGCCCTCTCTCTTCTACCCCCTCTTTATTCTTTTTCTTAAGCAATCGCCCTGTTCCATCATCCTTGCACTCTTCTAAATCTAATATTAAGTTCTTACAATGCTTTGCAACTCTAATCCTAACAGGAACGCGAATACCTTCAAAACAGACATTTAAAAAGTCTTTCCTACCTAAAGAATGATGCTTAATTCCGTCATAACGAGGGTTTGATTTTGGTATCCTATCAATACATAAGTTTTTATAATCACCTAGTCCTTTTTTTAGTCCTAAGAAATGGGTTTTTGTGTCCTTCGTCCCTAATCGCTTCATTCCGCTGGCGTCCCCATAAAGATAATAAAAATAATTTGGTTTATATTTATTAGCAAAGAAATCACCTAATGAATAAGCATCGTTATTTGGGTATTCTGCATTAATCTCGTCTATTATTCGATAATCCCAATAATTAGTGTGACCATTCCAGAAACCGTCCTTAATCCATTTCTTTTGTATAACTAGACCACTCATTTGCGGAGCCACATTGAAATCTACTGTATAATGCAGCTCTAAAGATGGATCGTAAGGCAATTTTTCTACGACATGGCACGGACTGTTAAATTTAGGGACAAATAAAGCGCCCTTGTCTAGTTTCCCCCATCGTCCTTTAGTATAAACCGTGTAATAGTTCTGAGATATACTAGAATAACCCTCTAGTTGATTCTTATAAGCCTCATCAATAAATCGATTATCTTTATACGTTGAGTTTATTATTCTTGTAGTTGTCCTCTCATCTCCAGTAATGGTATCAAACTCCCAAACCTTTTTATCTAACAGCTCCCGTCTGTCGCTTAAATTATTAGGGCGATCCGCTTTGCTTAATAGATTAGGCTCTACAAACTTAACTAACCAATGCTTTTCACTAACAGGATTGAAACTAAAAACATATTGAAGTGGGTACCTATGTACACCCCTTAAGCGTAAATTTAACTGCATGAAATCCGTTTCCTCCAACTCTGACACTTCCTCTACATAAATACCCGTAATCCCTTCAATAGACTTAATTTTTTCCTCATCGTCGATCCCCTTCATTATGATTGCATTTCCATTAGGAATGCATTCTATCGTAAATGTACTTTTATTGAATTTGAAGAACTTCGATAACCCTAAGCTACTAACCTCGTTCTTAACACGCTTAAACAAAGAATCTCGTATTGTAGAAGCGAACTTTCGAATAAACAAAAACACGTGCTTGCCGTCATGCTCCTCTAACATTCGTTGAATAAACCATTGAGAAGCATAAACAGACTTACCGCTACCTGCACCACCAAAGAAACCTAGATACCGACCTCGGTAATTCTCAGCATAATCTTTATAGATTGCATTTACTTGTATTTCTACTTGCGCTTCTGGCATTTATTTATCTTTTTCTTTAAAGATTTATCACAATCCTTAGGCAACCTATTTAAGCCTAAATACAGTCCTCCTCTGCCCTCTTGGTAAAGGTGTAACGTTTTAATAGGTACATGTTGCTCACTCTTTCCCATTTACTATTTCTTTTGTGTAATTTTAAACGTTAAGTCTTTAAAAACTTCCGTTTCTTCCTGAGCATCAAAACCAAGCATTTTAATAATTCTGTCAATAGCACCTAATTTAGAATGCAATTTCACTTTAGTTACTTTCAGTTTAGAATCTTCACCTACCGTTGTTTCCGTATGGGTAATCTCCGAAATAGATGCTTTTTGAGCTTCTGTTAAATCGCCCCAATCCTTAAACTCTTCCCAGTTCTTCTTTAAATCACTTATGTTAGAAAAACCTACTTTTTTTAACTCCAAAAGAACCCCTAGTGCGGTTATTCCTGATTGCTCTGACAATCTGTCTTTTATTTCGTCAATATAGGCTTTAATCTTAGCATTCCTTAACAATCGGCTTGCATTTACGGCCAATCAATTACGTACTCTTCACTAAATCGCCTCCACTCTGCTTTCAAGTCGTTTTTCATAACTTTTAATTTTCTGCCATTATTAACTTCTTTTCAGTTCGTTATAGATACAAATTACTTCTTCTGTTGTGTATCGCTTTCCACTTATTTTTTCAACCCATACAACTGAATGACCATCAGACAACCTATTGGGCTGAAAGCGTTTCCGTCTATCACCATCGTACTCTGGTTCGCCTATTTTTGTAAACCAATCAATAAAAGATTTTAGTTCTGTTTCTATGTTTACCATTTACCGCTTTTTGTTATTTAACCCATTACCCTTAGTGATCTTTAACATTGCGCTTGCTACTTTCTTTGCTTGCTCGTTGTCCAATACTGCTGCACTCTCGTTACCGTTCTCTCTGATAATTAAAACTATGTAACCTTCTACATTAGTTCTAAGCTCGAACGAAGGCAACTTTTCAGGCACTTCAGGAAGTTTAACTATGTTGCTCATTTACTTTACTTTTTAGCACCTCATTAATAATCTTACAATGTTCATACTCTGCTGCCGCTTCAAAGGCTTTTAGAGTACATTGTAGATCTTTTACGGTTCCTAGTTCGCACCATTGGCGAAACTCTTGTTCGGAATCGAAGTTTTTAATAAAGCAACTAGGATCTTTAAAGGATTTATATTTATTAACAAATCGTTTTACTTGTTCTTCTTTCATAAACCTAATTAATAGCCGATTCAATATCTCTTATTAGTTTCTTGCAAATATCTTTTTCTTGCTCGAAATACTATTTTTATAATGATTTAACGGTCTTTTATTGAAAAATACATAAACTTAATATAAGCTATTGGGTAGTATAGTCTATGTTTTAGACTTAATGAAAAATAAGTTTCATATTTAATACCAACGATACCCCATACTTTATTCTTAGAGGAAAACGGTTTTTGGTTACAATCTGTATGATAGCCCCAAACTGGTATAGGTTTTGTTTTATCCTCTTTTTTTATCCCAACGAAACTAGGAGTGTTTTTTACAAAAAATCTATGCGATGCTATTAATTCTCTTATCATGCCCCTATTTTAATAATGATTTAAAAAACTTCGTACTCATGCACTTTTTAAAAGCCCAATCTGATATTCTAAGATGTGCCTCTATGTCTGTTCGCTCTGTGTTCTCTGCGATACTATCCAAGACACGTGCTTTAAAGTGCTGTATTTCGTGTTGTAGATATTGAATTAATGCAATACTACCGTGCTTACAATTACTAAAAGAATCTAAATCAATATACACTCCTACTGTGCCGCCTTTACACATTTGAGTACAAAAAGACGCTGCTTCGGTTACGCTCTCTTCTGCATCAGCTAAAGTATGCCCTTTTTCAAGCATATCCCTGATGGTTTTCTTTTTTGATTTCTTGTCCTTGATTCTATACAATATCAATTCAAGATTTACTTCAAAAGTTTCATTGTGCCACTTGTACACTTTCATTGCACCTCCAGTTTTTCCCCGTTCAAGTACGGTTTTAGCGTTTCGGTAAGGGTGCGGAGGGCTAAAATTTGGTTGTTTAGTTCTTCCATCAAAGAATTATTTGCCAAACCAGAGCAACCTTGTATTGTGCCTTGCTGCTGCATATTCCGAATTGTATTGCTAGTATTTATCAAACCCTTAACGGCTTCAATCTGCTTTTGTATATCATTTTCAAAGGCTTCAATTTTTTGTTGTTGGTCAACAATTACTTCGT